TGCGCCCTTAGGGGTTTCCCAGTTCTCGAGGGCACGAGGGTCAAGGATGGTCATGCCAGCTGATGTGAGGTTGCGGTCAACCACTACGCGGAGACCGAAGGCAAATGCGCCTGTGGTGCTCGCTGCGTTAAGTGAACCGTAAGCGTTCATTGGGCCTACCTGTGGGAAGAGTGGGCGGTCAGATGTATCGCTGAGGCTGCCCATTAACTTCCACACATTTGGAGACACAGCCAAGATTGATGGCAGGTTGCCATTTGAGCCTGTGAGGATGTCTGCAGCTGCGGTGTACATCCACTCGACCCAGTATGCAGGGTCTGCGATTGATGCGTTTGCAAAGTTGTTGCTGTTGGTTGTACCAGTCTGCAATTCAGAGCAAGCGAGCAAATCCGTACGATCAGCATAGACACGAGCCATGTCATCGAGAAGAGCGCCGAGGACTTCTGGTTGAGACCAGTCAAGCGAAGCTTCTGAGATTTCTACATAGCCACCTTGGATTGTCTTGGTGATTTGTACATCATTGATTTCAAACTGTGATGCTGTGATGGTTGTGTTCTGCGTAGCAGTGCCCACGCTGTTGTGAACCGAGACCACTGGTCTGATGAAGATGGCACCACCCTGGGGCATTGCGCGTACTGATGTGGCATCCACAAGAGGCCTTGACCCTACAAACGAGTTGAAGATAGGGGCCACGATTGGGGTCGGGATGACTCCAGGAATATCGCTGGTAACCACATCTGGCGCGGCAGCGCGGATGTTGTCATTCATTTGTGCCCAGTCATGGCCACCGCGAATGAAGGTTGCGATGTACTCAGATGCTGACGGGAGCTTGAACTCACGCTTTGCATTTGCATAGATGGGGGTAGTTGGGATGATTGAAGCCTCGACCTCAACCGCTGGGTTTTCTTGTGTTGCCACTTCTGGTTCCTCCTCGGAATCTGTTGGGGTGGGTTCGGTTGCATCTTCAGGTTCTGATGCAGCGATTTCTGTGATTACAGCATCCTTGAATGCTGGTTGAGCAACCAAACTAATCTCGATTAGATCAGCTTGGGATACGACCATTACGCCGCTCTTGTCGTATTTAAACTTTGTAGGTACAGCGCCAACGCTTACTGAGTCGTAAGCGCCTGCTTTTACGAGTTCAATAGCGTCAGCGGCTGCGCCCGTTTTTGCGAAGGTGGCCGTGAATCCTAAACCTTCTGGCATATCAGCGAGAGATGACACGATGCCGCGTAGTTGGCTCATGTCGTGATTTTCAAGCAGTTTGGGTGATTTCATGCTGAGATCAAAAGCGCCTCTAGCAAAGGAAACCTTGGTGCCATCCATTACCGTTGCCGATACTGGTGCCCAAGGTACAGCAATGCCGGTGATGGTCTTAGGGGCATCCTCACTAGCTGCTGCGTCAAGAGTGATTGGGACATTAACGAAATGAATCATGATGGGCTTTCTACTGGTACTTCTACGGTTGGTTCAACCATTACATCTTGCATTAGTTCTTCTGCGATGTAACCTTCAATGTCAAACTCAACATAGCGATTTCTTGGAAGCACATTAGAAGCTGACAGGGTTTGTTGTATGCACTCAATAAATGGTTTGGCACCATAAAGGTAGAGCTGGCGATTTGAGTCCTGCACGTTTGTGTAGGTCAAGCCAGAGCCTTCTTGAGGTGCTGAAACAAGATATGCAGGGATGTTAGCCACGCGAGCCATTTCAAGTGATTGGTATTTGCGCTGCTCAGCGACTACTTCTGCTGGAGAAACTTTGAACTCTTTGAACTCAACATAATCGTTCAACGCGCCAATGGCGTTTTGTCTGCGTGCCTGTGACCATGCTGCTGCAATTTCGCTGAGGCTGTCAGAGTCTAAAGTTTCGCCGCCCTTTTGCTGTAAATAACCCGGCACTGTTTCAAGCACTGCGTACCTGTCAGCAGCCTGATCAAGGTGGGTGGCGATAGATAAAGCACGAGCGCCCTGATAAAGCAAGCCCTGAATTGGAGACAGGAATTGAATCACATCATTAACGTCACCAATATCAACGCCGTTGAATTGCACCACATCAGAAGGGCCAAACCATTGTGGGCCTGTCTGGTTGGGTGTTGTAACCATTGCGGCTGGAAGCCAAGTGAATGAGGCTGGAAGCCCAGTGGAATAGCGAGAAGTTACAAAAGCAAAAGCACGCCCATAGAAGAACAGGTCAGCAAAAATATTGGAGTAGAAGAAGTTTCGGGTAACTTTCGGGTCGGGTTGTTCCATCCACGGCTCGAGAGGTAGATAGATTTCTTCATACTTTTCGCCTGTCCACTGTTTTGAGTAGTGGCGCAATTCAAGGCAGCCAACCATAGAAGCAAGAAGGTCTTTCGAGCGTGACACAGTGGGGTTCTGTAATGCGCGTTGTTCGGCAGCGCCTGTGCTATATGCAAGGAAATCATTAATCTGTGCATAGCCAGCGCCAGCAGCAGCCTTCAGAGGGGCAGAAGCCATCTGTGCTGTCGTTACTTTTGGAGTGAAGAATCCCACGCGCGGAGTCTTACACAAACAAGTTGCATTTGCAACTACCTTGCTGAACCCATCATGGCGCGACCTGATTGCCCGGGTCTAGACACAAGAGAAGCAGCCGCCACGAGACACCTAGCGCACTCAATCGGCCCCGGTGATTTTTGTGATGACAGCACAACAGCGCCATTGGCTTTTACTAGCGTTGCTCGATTGACGTGTTCCGCCAACATTTCTTCACCAGTGTGCAAAAGCCTTCCCTCAGTGATCATGGATTTCACTAGCCCTGTGTATTTAATCATCTCGGCATAGCCCCACAGGGAGCGCCTACGAATTAACGGCTCAGGTGTGTGAAGGTCAAGAGTGGGGGTGATAGCCAATTTTAGTTTTGGGTCTGCTTCCATTAGTGCTTCAATGTGTCGCCACATTTGGCGATTGGTTTCACAAGTAAAAGCAACACTGGCCACAATGTCACCGTCACTGTTTAAGCCACAAAGGATGCCCACATATTTTGAGTCATCCACAGAACTATCCACAGCCAAAACAGAATTGACACCAACAAGGGTTTGGTTTGTGGTATAACGCTTAGCCCACTCACCCGGATTTATCCACGAGTTCGCAGCCGCAACCCAAAGGTTGCAATGCGCACGTAAATACTGGGAACGGTCAGGCGCGGCAGCTGCACTTTCCAAACCTTTCATAGTGATAGTCCTGCCCAGTGCTGGGTTGGCGTAACCCCAATACTGCTGATCATCAGGAGACACCCCAGAAGGCAGCGACCATTCAGCCATGAACAAATCAGACCTTACGCCTGAGTCAATAACCCCAAGAGCCTGTTCACGCAATTTTAGGAACGCTCGTGAAGATTCATCCCCAGCAGTGGAAACAAGAAAGGCAAGTGGGGAAGGCACAGCAATTTGTGATGGCTTCAACGCGCCAAAGTATGTGGCCTCACTAATTGCCCACAACTCATCCACAATGAGAATGTCCCAAGTGCCTCCATGCTTTTTTCCTGTTGCTGAGTTCACTTTGTAAACAGACCCATCGAGCATTTTGACTTGGTGCCTGCCATAAGCCCACGTCACTTTCGCAAGGCCAGACTCTTCAAGCAGTTCAAAGGTTTCACGCAAATCTTCAAAAACCTCAGTAGCTAAACCCAACTCGTGAGCTGTGGACATGATGCGAACAGGTCGCCCCCAAATACGCGGCAACTCAGTCAGGCAAAACCCCACCAGCGCACTAAGCATTGTTGTTTTACCGTTCTGTCGCCCGGTACTGATCAACGCAGTAGAAGAAACAAAGTTGCCATCCTCATCATGCTCCAAAGCACCATCAAGTGCATTGATCTGCCAAGGAAACAACGTGCGGCCCAAATGCTTCTCGCTCCAAGCCCCCACCAAACTTGAGTAAGAACCAAACGCCCCAGTAGGCGTAACCAACCGAGGCCGTTCAACGCCAACCCCAACGATTGCAAGGGTTTCATCGTGGTCTTGAACCGAGTCATGACCGTTCATGGAGATATCCAGAAAAGGGGTCGGGGTCGTTAATTTTTGATTTCTTAAAAAAGTTTGTGGTTTTTTTTGGTTTTGGTGTAATCCAAGTATTTCTGCTCGGGCGTGT